GCGACGCCGCCTACCGCAACGGCAACCTGCACATCAACCTCAACGGCCCCTTTTCTTCCGCGATTGCCGTCGAATTATCCAACACCATCGCCATGTTCTATGAAGGAAAAGGGAATGTCTTCATCCACACCGCCAACGTGACCTCCATCGAGCCGACGTCGAAACACGTATTGGCCGAGCACATCAAACGGCTCAGTGTACCGTGCTCCCATATGTACCTGACCGGCGTCAAAGGGCTTGCCATTAGCCCGGACAATATCAAGGTGATTGTCTACGAAAAAAAGAAGAAAGGCTGCTGCGGCCGTTGTCGAGACTGCAAATGCGACAATCAAAATTGAACCGGACCGGACCACCGGCAACACTGGAGCCGTTGCCAAGCAGATCGGCAAGGTTCTCGCCCTGGAAGGGCTAGAGGTGAGCATTCAAGAGGTCGGCCGGACCAAGGTGGAGAAACTGGGCAATGGTTTTGCCTTCATCCTGCTCGGTTCTTCAACCTGGAGTGACAGCGAGATCGAGTTTCAGGAATATTTTTTCCATTTTTACGAGGAGATGGGCAGTGTCCACCTGAAAGACAAGAAGGTGGCGCTTTTTGGCTGCGGCGATTCCAGTTACGAGTCTTTCTACGGCGCGATCGAGCAAAGAATTAGCCAAATCAAGCGTGCTCAGCACAAAAAATAATTTTTCCTGAAAATTGAGAAGGAAGAGAAAAGCGGGTTTACTGGTGTAAGCTTGCGCACAAACATAGAAACTTTTGCGGATAGAACGAGAATATTCGACAAGATTTTTCAAGAGGGCTCCTTGCAGCACACAATCCTTCGATATTGAAGGTTAATATTGTGCGCCATTCCTAGAGCTAAACAGAGTTAATGAGAACTAGATGCGAGTTTTTTTATTGTTTGCCAGCGACAGATATTGGGACGCTCACCATGTTCGCCACCGGCGTATAGATATCAACATCCTGCGCTGGGGTATTAAGCGTGACGATAAGGGAGTATCTTGCCTTTCTTCCCCATCTATTCAACCAATATCTTTCTCTCCACCATCCAATAACCGGTATTATCCCAACCATATTGCATGTGGCCAGATCAGCGGCGGTTCCTTTCCAAATATCCGAATGAAGTGATCCAAGATGCCGACGTTGAGTACCAATCAACCAGCGTTTACTCCCACTGTCTGAATCAATCCCTTCTTCACCTTCCCTGGCCGCTACGTTTAGCCGTTTTACAAAGGTTTTTCGGTCTTCATTGACGTTGTTCAGATCGAATCGCAGGGCATGGGAAGAGTAGCGGTACCGGTCTTTCCATCCGACTTCACCGGGTCCTGGTTCAATAAAATAGGAGAGAGTGATGCGAAGGGTTACTTCAGTTGCACCCAGTGATAACAAAACTTCTCTAGGCCAAGGGAGTTCATGGAGATGCATTTCTTTGGTTCGATATCCACTGGTGTCTTCCTTTTTGTCAAAGGGCTGGATTTCCTCCTGGGCGATTAGAGTGAAACGGTTTTGATAACAGGCCAGAGCTTTGTCGAGATCAGGGATGCCGTAACCGCACACCCGGAGCAACCTACCGTAGTCACCTTTGGATTCCGACCCTAAAAATTGCTTTCTCAAGACATCGGTCCACTCTGCAGAGTGCACCAGCAGTCCTCGCACGGTTTCGGGCCACGCCAAGGGATACATTGTCTGAATTCAGGCGGCCATCCATGCTGCCTGAGCACAGGCCGCGCTGGTGGCATTGATATAATCAAACTGTCTTTTTGCTGGCTCGTGTCCTGTAGAAAGCAGTGCTAAGTCATCATGTTCCGAAATGAATCCATTCGACATGATTGCAGCATTTCCTCCTTCAAGCACAATCTCCGGTTTGAGAGGCCATTTATTGCTCTCCCAAGTTAGAGATGTTGTGCTAAAGGGAGACAGGCCACCTGCCGGGGCAATTGGTTCGTATTCAACCAAATCCGGATCAGTTAGTCGCGCTTTGGTGGTAAATGCTCCTACAGTCAAAGCATTCCAAGATTGGCCGGGGTCATGAATTTCATTTGTTAGGTTACTTTCGGGATACAGTTTCCACTCCTGCGGGTCGTCAATATTGCCTGCCGAGACGATGAACAATCTGCGCTGCTCGTCAGCATATCCCGAGGTGAGTTGATCTATGGCCGCCGACCACGATGAAGGTCTGCCTCGATCCCTCCCATCTTCAGTAGTCACGGCCATGCAAGTAATACGTCTTCTGAATGGGGCCTGGATCTCAGTCCGGCTTACACCTTGCAGGGTAACGTATCCGTACAGTTCCGGAGGGTTCTTTCCTTGTGGCGGAATAATTTTAGCAGACTCAAGGCAATGTCCAATTTCTATGGTGTTTAGGCTCTCAAGGGCAGATTGAAGATCACCATATCCGGCCAAGCCACACATTAAAGTACCATGTCCATTGTGATCGTGTACGCCCCATGTCGGATCAACCGCGTGACAGTCTTGATCCTCCAATAAAGGCTCTAGCAAAAGGTGGCCATTGTTGGCTCCTGTATCGAGAATGGTAACGGCCACATTAGGGTCTTCCGGTATCGACAACCGGCCCTTCAATTCTTGAGCCCAATCAGCCTGGTCTTTATTATTCAACTCCAGAAAAAAACGGGCAGTTTCCTTAGCTCGTCGAAATTCTGCAATTCCGTCACAGGATTCTATAAGTTCCTTTAACTGAAGACGATTAGCATGAATCAACAACACCACACGTTCAGGAAAACGCAGCATCGGCTTTTGGACCGTTACCTGTAACAGTTCGGTCGCCTTGTGAAAAGATTCTAGTGACCCATCTTCCTCACTCCAAAGCCAAACCTCACACCATTCCGCTTCTTCCTTCGGTAGCAAGTTTAAATCATCTTGCCAGAAGGATTCAAGAACAGCCAAACGGATATCTTCTATGCTGTTGACTAATTTTTCATTTTTCGGTTTTCCCTTGTCGGTTTGTTCCTCAGTGTATCGACGGATTTTTTCCAGAAATTTGGCCTCAGTTCCAGACGGAAGATAAACCGTTGCCAGCGTAATTGTTTTCTTATCATCGTCACCCCCTCCGTGTATTTCGCGCACTGTCAGAAGTCGGATGCCCGCTTTTATGTCCTCCAGACTTTTGGTCACAAGTTCGTAATCAGGAGCACTTGCAAACTCAAGATACATGCCGTCACGTGTCGGGGAAGAAACAGCGGAACGATCATCAGAAATTTTTTGGGCCATTCGCCAGGCCTTTTCCATTTGGCTACGAATTTTTGCACCGTGCTCTATGGGATTACGTAACGGAATTTTTTTAATTATAGGGAGCGGTTTCTTTTTGAAGAGCTGTGATTGCCCGGAATGATCAAGAAATATGTGTTTATAGGACCTCGCCATCGCAGGTTATCCTCGTTCTATTCCATAGGCCAAACGACGTTGCCGCAACATAGATTTTAACAAAGCAGCAGTGACGGTTTCTCGGTCGGCAAGAATCGCTTCCTTAATTGCATCATCACAGGCAAGGGTAATTTCGGCATGACTCAGTGTCTTTGCCTCCTGAATGGCCGTGGCCAACAACAATTTTTTGCTACGAAAACCGCCAAGTCGGTTTTCCATGAGCTGTTTAATTTCGGCATTTACTGGTAGATGGTAATACAATACGTCATCAAATCGACGGAAAAGCGCTTGATCCAAAAGGCTTGGGTTATTAGTCGCTGCTACGATGAGGCTATCAGATTTATCCAGTTCAATGAATTGAAGAAATGAATTAAGTACCCGTCTCATCTCTCCAACGTCGTTATCACGCCCCCGTTCACCTCCGATAGCGTCAAACTCGTCAAACAAATACACCCCCAGCCTTTGCGCAATTATGTCGAAAATCTGCCGTAATTTGGCGCTAGTTTCTCCCATGAACTTCGTTACCAGCTTGTCCATAAGTATTGTGTGAAGTGGCAGATGCAACTCTCCTGCAAGCACTGCGGCAGTCATGGTTTTGCCAGTACCGGGTGGTCCTGCCAGCAAAATTTTACGGCGATTACTCATGCCATGTTTTTTAAGTTTTCCCTGTTGGCGGTATTCCCGGAGAATACGCTCGATTCGGTCACGTAGATCAACGGAAGTAATCAAGAATCCCAACCGTTCCCTTGGTTCGCCCGAAATAATCAAATCCTCCAGTTCCCTATTAAAATGGACAATCCGAGTATTGGTAATTTTTGCCTTATCCACCAAGGATCGGATTTCCTGGGCCAAGGAGTCATGACCTTGTTTTGCCTCATGAGCGGCAAGTTGCAGGGCAATAGTTGCAAACCGCTCCCGATCATCGACAAAATGGGATTTGATCAAAGATTTTAGTTGGTCAGCGGTGGCCACGGCTTGCTCCGACAATTCGATTGATCTTATGCTGCCAGTTTCTCATTTATCAAGCGAGGGAAGAAAAAGTCTTCAACTGAAAGCAAAGTGTTGATTTTTCATAAAAATTAAACAATCAGCGCTTTGAGAGCACGACAATGATTTAAAAAAACAAAACCAATTATTTTTAATAGTAAACTATTCAGTGGTGGGCTTGCACGCAAAACGAAAATATTCAGACGCCATCCCCCATTAATTACCAATCAACAGTTCCGTTCTCACTTGCGACCGGCTCCCCTCCTTCTTGCTCATCGAGTACTTCAGCTCGACCTCCTCGATCGTGAACCGATCAAATATCTTCCGAACCTCGGGTGTGTCGTTGATGGTCATGAGGAACCGGCCCTTGATGCCGGCCAGTACCTCAGCCAGATCGTAAAAATCCTGCTGCACGAAGTTGTGTTCGTAGCAGTTGATCTTCCAATACGGCGGATCGAGGAAGAAGAGGGTGTACTCCCTATCGTAACGCGGAATCAGGTCGCGGAAGTCGAGACACTCAATCATTACCTGCCCCAGCCGGATCCAAGCCTCCTCCAGTAATCGTTGTAGGGTGAACAGATTGAGTCGGGGAGTGCCGGTGGTGGAAGTGCCGAAGGTCCGGCCACGGCTGCGACCACCAAAGCACATCCGCTGGAGATAGAGATAGCGGGCGGCCCGCTGGATATCGGTGAGGGTGTCGGGATTGACCTGCATCAGCCGCTCAAATTCGTCCCGTGCGACCAGGGCGTACTTGAATTGGCGGTGCAGCTCCTCGGGATGGTGTTTGACCGTGCGATAGAGGGTGATCAGATCGCGGTCCAGATCGTTGATGACCTCGGTTCCCTTGGCCTCCTTGGCAAAGAAAACGTTGGCTGCCCCGGCGAACACTTCGACATAGCATTGGTGTTCCGGGAATCTGGAAATGATGGTTTTGGCCAGGCGGCTCTTGCCGCCAAAATAGGGTATCAGCGCTCCCACGAAAGGCTCCTTGTGGAAATACAGGCACTGTGCTACTACTCCCCTGCGCTGTCCGCAGCGTGCATCGGGGCTATAGCAGGAGAACCTGTGGATCACCTCCCGTGTTGACGCACGGTTGGATGGTTCGGGGAGGGGTGCAACCCTCCCCAGTCCCGTCCTCGGGTATTTCTCAGTTTTACTTCAACGCTCAGCGCATCCTATCCTCCTAGACCCTTAGTACCGCCAGATCCCACATATTCAAACTCACCAAACCATCGCGCACACTCTCCAGTTCAAAGCGCAGTTCCGTGTTGAGCCTTGCCGGGGTAAAGCCGCTGTCGGTTTGCTCATCGGCAGCCAGATAGGTGTAGCTAGTGCCAGTCAGGCCACTGACCGTGCGCAGTAAGATCCCCGTCTCGCCGTAGAGGCGCAGGGTGTAGGTGGTGCCTATCTCCGGGCCGATATTGCCCTCATCCTGTCGATTGAGAGTGACGGTCTGCGTTCGTCGGTCGCGGTGCGCCCAGGTGATTTCCAGTTCATCGGTTGCGCCGATACTGACCGGCCAGCGGGAGCCGTTCACCTGGACATTGCCCGGCGGATAGGGCCGCATCATTCGGCCAGCGCAGGTGATGGTATCGATGGGTGCGTCGGCGATGGCCAGACGGCCCAGCGGCGTGGAGGGCAGCATCCGCACTTCCACCACCTCGCCGGTGGCCCGCTCCGTCCGGTCAAGGCCGAACGAATCCTGGTGGCACCAGAGCACCGCCCCGGCCGCGTGGGCCATCGGGATGGTATCCAGTATTCCCCTATAGACCGTCACCGTGTTAGCCTCCAGGTCAAGGGCGGTAATGGCCACCAGCTCGTTTTCGAGCTCGGCATATTCGCCCACCTTGACCAGGTTGGGGTCGATGGGCATGTTGAGGGTAAGCACGGAGCTGATCTCCGGGCCAACGGAGGCGGTCAGTTGGCCAACCAGGGGGAAATTGTCGGTGTCGCGGCGCAGCCAATCGGTTGCTCCGGCGTTGCGGTCCCACATCTCATAGTTGAGGGCGTCGGAACTGGGGCGGCTGCAATAACAGGTGACCAAGGTTGAGGTGTTGTCCAGCTCGGCCAGCACGGCATCACTCTCACCGAATATGCGGACAAACTGCCACCAGGTGAGTTCCGTCAGCTTGCGGTTTAACGCTGCCGCCGGTGTGGTCAGCGAACTGGTCCACATGCTGGTTTCCGGGGTAGTCAGGTTGACCGCGCCTAGGCCGTACACGTCCCGCACTGCCACGATCCGCAACTGGCTGTCGGTGTGCAGCCCTATTTCAACCGAGCTGACTCGCATGGCCATGTTTTCGATGCCCAGCGGCCCCCAGGTAAAATTGAAGCAGTCTCCAGGCTCCAACTGGCTTTGGGTGCGGTTGATGAGCAGGGTGCAGGAGGCAATGGGCATGCACAACTGCTGCAGCTCCCTGGCCGCCACCCTGGCCGCAAGATCGGCGGAGGCAATGCCGAGAAAATCCACAGTAGTCTGATTGACTTGGCCATTGGTGCGGGCGAACCCAGCCAGGTCCTGCACGGTTACCGCTTGGGGCTGATTCTCCCGATCGACCCAATTGACGGTCACCTGGTTGATCGCCTCCACAGAGGTTGGCCCCTGGTATTCCACCAGCTCGATAATATTGGACTCGTTGAGCACCGGCAAGGCGCCTATGTTGTAATCGTTGCGCACCAGGCGGAGCTTGAGCAGGCCGGTAACGTGTGAGTAGTAAAGCACTCCGTCAATGTGATCGAGGATGATCTGGAGAAAATCCTCAACACTGGTATTCTTCGCCCACAGCATGGATAGACCGAATGATTCGGCATGGAGCAGGTTAGCAGCGGTCTGAAAACTATCCATATCCAGATCGGCCACCGGATAGCCCATGCCGCCCCAGGTAGTGTTGGTCAATGTCTCATAAATGATGTGGGCCGGGTTCATGTCGTAGTGGCCGTCCGGCGCAGTGATCTGGGCGAGGTCATCCCGCCAGCCGACCAGGGTACGGCGGCCCAGGATCGACCATTCCTTGACATAGGGGTTGTTGGCCGACAGCATGCACTTGCGGGCCACCAGGGCAAACAGGCCGCGATAGGCCGGGATGCCGGCGCCAAGGACGGACTGGAGATAGCCGTTGGGCGCTTGTGTCGGGCCGCCGAAACAGGCATCCACGGTGCCGACAATGCCGCCCTCGCGGCCCTCGCCGCCATGCAGGTCGGGCTGATTGATGCCGATGGCCGCATTCGACCCCACCACCCCGCTCCAGGCCCACTTATCGCCGACCTTGATGCCAAGCAGCGCATCCATGGCGTGGCAGAACACCAGGTGCAGGCCCGCATAATAGCGGTAGCCGGTGGTGTAGCATTGCTCGCTTTTGCCGCCGCCACCACCCATCAGACACACCTCCCCTTGATATCAGAGCTGGAAACGACGGGCTCCGCTGCCCAGCCGGTCGACTCGGCAAAGTCAACCGCCGCATGGGCCATGGCCGAATCGTCAATACTGAGCAAATAGTCGGCGTCAATGCCGTCGTTGATCAAGCCACGCCAGGAGAGGCCATGGGCCTTGCACCACACCCGCATCTGCCGGTTGCAGTAGCCCAAGGCCTTCAAGTGCCAAAAATAGACCCGGCGCATTATTTCTTGCCGCCGCTACAGGTGATAATGGGTGTGGTGCCGATGTCGCCGTACCAGACGCAATTGGGCGTTGCAATCAGTCGGGTGCCAAATAGCACCGGCACTGGGCCGGAAGAATCGACAGTCGTTGCTTCCACCTCGCCTGGCGTAACGCTGCTTTGCGTGGATGATTTTGGGGTCAGCAGGTAGGAAACAATCTGCAAGCCAATCCAAATCACTAATTGCCACATTTCAGCACCTCAAATTAAAGCGTCGCCGCTGAAAGGATTGCGTGACGGTAGATACGGCAGGCCGCCAAAGTTGACCACATTGTTAAACCGGCTGGCGCAGGTGCTTATGTTGCGCGGACAGCCCGGCCACAGGGTTACCGGCGTCCCGGCTGCCATTCCGACAATGACATCCACCAGGGCTATTACGGTGCCGGAATGGGCGGTAATCATCCGATAGTCGCTGCCTGCCTGGAGCATGCCGCCGGTGAAGTAACCTGCCGGATAGGCACCGGCTCCAGTCACTGTCAACTGATTGCCGACCACAGTTGCCGCCGTTGAACCAAAGGCCCAAGCCGCTTGGTTGAGGCCGCAGGCTGCTCCGAACAGCACATGCGGACAGCCGATCTGATAGACACGGCGTAACCCGGCCCGGCGGAAGAGGGTGAATGCCGAGTCCGAGGAGAGGGCGGCCACTGATCCGGTCCAGCGGCAGCCTGTCACCCGACCCTTCCACAAGACCGAGAAATCGGCGTCCTCATAGTGGTGGCGGAAAATGGTCACAATCATCGTGGTGGTAAGCCAGCCGGTGCGAAACAGCAGAGCCACCGGATTGGATGCGGATACTTCAATCTCAATGGTTGACTTGCGGGTGTCGCCGCCCCGAGTGAAGCCGCCTCTTTTGACGTAGACCGGTTGGTATAGATCCTCACCATAGGCCACCTCATGGTCGGCGCTGGTGAACAGCCATAGCTCGCCTCCCAAAGAAAAGCGGTAGAGCTCCAGCGGGTGCCCGGCAAAGGCAGATTGTTCGCGTTCGGTATAACTCATGGCAAGACCACCAACGGTAGAGTGAGTTCAACACAATCGGCGGTAACCCAATGGAGATCAAGAGCATCACTGTCCAGGCGGCACAACTCAAGCCAGGCGCAGCGGTTCAAGCCCGCTGCGGAAATGGCCACCGGCAGGGCGCTGTCCAGGGTCAACTGTTCAAAACCGCTGGGCAGGGTTTCCACAGCGGTAATCATCCGACGGATCACAGCGCCATCCGTGGTCTTTAGCTCAATATGGGAGCGGGCCGGACTGCCCGAGAGAGCAAATTCGTAATCAATAGGCTCGATAATCAGGGTAACGGCGTCAGCCTCTGCGGGTACCGCCAGCTCAAAGCCCCGATCATTGGCCGCGATCCAGAACGGCGCCAACCGTCCGGCACAGTAGAACAAAAATCGCAGCATCTGGTCGATGGCCGGACGGCCAATAAGGAGGAACTTTACCTCCCGGCGCAGCACCGGCTCAATGCTCTGAATATCGTACTCGATCAGACCGGTGTCGTTGTCGAGCCGCACCCATTTGTTGTCCCAGCTCTCCTCCGGATCGACCCAAGAGGGAATGGCCGGACAGAACGGCAAGGTACGGTACAGCTCTGGGCTGTCCATGGCTGGCATGGCGCTTTCATTGAGCGCCTCGAACCTGATACGGTAGTCTCCCACTTCCTCGGTGAACCGGGTAACTCGCCGCTGCTCAAGGCAAACACCGTAGCGGCAAGGGGCCACGGGAACGCCCGAGGGCCAATCTTCAGCAAACGGGGCGTCAACAGTCACATATCCAGGGGTAATGCCGGTAACGGAGCGAATCTCCAAATGGTTCCAGTAGTCATAGACTGCCACCCATCGGCCAACGGCAAAATCGAGGTATTCCGTGTCAACCGGCACCATCGAATCCCCGGCGGTAATGGGGCCGGTAGTTCTCCCCTCATCCCGCCACACCGGGGAGAACAGGTATCTGGTTTTGCGCAGGCCAATCCAGGTTTCAAACTTGCGCCGATCAGCACCGGAAAGTAGATACCGAAACTCCCATGCTCTCCTTGGCAAGGTGCGCAACTGGATGCGCTGTTCGGTGCGGTCATGGGCGATCAACACGTCGGTCTTCCAGGTCAGCGATTCATCCAAGCCATTTTCCCAGTTGTGACCCATCACCAGATAGCCCACGTCGCCGGAGAGGTGTGGTGCCCTGGTGCCGACAAGGGTTAAATCTTTTCCGGCAATACATGCCGAGACGAAATCCAGCACCGCCGTAAATTTTATCGGCCCATCAATGGTCACCGTAACGTCGATCGCGAGACTTGTTCCGGCAAGAATAACGTCAGGCGGCGTGGCGCTGGTTCCGATCCCGTCCGCGTCCGTATCGATTGTCACCTTGGTCAAGGTTACGTCGGTGCCGGTGCCATTCCACAAACACAGCCTGACTTTTCGATCTTTGGTAACGTACCCCACATTTTTTACTGGGGTTTGATCCTTGCAAAACATCTGCATGGAGTTGTCGGTTGCAGCCGGACGCAGCCCGGCAAGCTGAACAACGGTTGGTGTGTTGACATGCGCGTATGGGCTCATTGCAGCCTCAGAAACAGGTCAAGACATTGGTGCCAATACTCCATGCCGCTCGGGTGTACGGTGCAAGGCGGCGCCCAGGTCGCCACGTCAATTGGCTGGGTGTTGGTCATGGGTCCGGCTACGTTAAAGGTCATATCATGGTTGTATGGGACGTTTGCTTGCCAGAATACAGCATTCCCCCATTGGTCAATGTTGGTGCTTTTTGGTTGCAGATCGACCCATTCATACGGTCGCAACTCTGCATAGATAATTTGCTGGGTGAGGAGTAGCCCCCGCTTTCTGGCTTCAGACATGATTTACGCCCGAATCAGGTTCCAGGGAATGAAACGCGATACGCCAGCAGTCTGCTCGATGTAACACATGATCATGCCGCCAGAGACTATGGGGATTGGAATCGAATACCAATTCGGCACAGCTTGCGCCCCGGAGAAGGTGTCCACATAGGCCAGCTGCATGGTATCTGTTGCTCGGCACCGCGTGGAGATGCGAATTTCCATGGTATCGCCGGCCTGCAAGGGCGAGGTGTCCACATTCAGCACATAGACGCCCACTCCGGTTTGCTGAGAAAGTTCGTGCTCTGTATCAATGACTGTCGTCAAAAGACCATTGGCTACCGATATGGCTCCCATTTATTCGCTCCTTATATCTTAATCGCATAGGACGCAGACTTATTCGCCGCTCCTTGCCGTGCCTGCACCAAGATGTAAGTGTCAGCTCCAATAGTGATGGTCTCCCCATCCATATAAACATCGCCGCCCTCAATACATCGCAGTCCAGGAGCGAATCCGATTGGGTGTAAGAGCGCCCCGTTGGAAATATTCTTAACAAACAACGGCAGCGGTACAGGGAGCACACCGGCATTGAAGACGTTGGGCATTTTCGATCTGAGCGCCGAGCAACTACTGTATCTACCAACTGCATATCCATAGGAGGTATTTGGCGCCCAACTCCCGTTGATTTTCAATAGGAAGCTGATGTCGGTCGATACTGGGTGCGCACTAAAAAGCCAAAAATCAGACGAATTTCCGCTTGACCCAGTATATGCACCACAAACAAATTGCCCATCTGCCCAATTGCCGATCTTTTCGGTGATCTCACCAAAGGCCATGCCCCTTGTGTTTACCGGATAATTGGAACCATCAATAACTCCAGGAAAAATATAGATCGACGTTCCAGATGCCACCAGGCGAAACATTGGCATTGTGCCTTCATTTGATGGTCCCGCATAATCAAGGATATACCCGGTAGTTGCCGCTGATGCTCCTGGCTGGGCGGTGGCTGACGCGCCACTGTCATACCCGCTGCATCCAACCAGGGCAAGATGGGTGGAACTGTATTTATAGACCTCAAAATGCAGCAAGCCCTTGTGCAAGTGCAACCGGGTGTTGAGGTCATGCCGATCAATTGACCAGCCGTTTTCTTCCGCCAATGTTTTACAGGCGTTGACGACCACATCAATGCTGGTCAAGTATTGCTGTATTGTTACCGCCATCAGTTCATCCTCAATGCACAGTAGTCGCCCACGCCAACCCGGTAGACATCCTGAAACACCATGTAGTTAATGCCACCGTAGCTGACGATATTTTCAGAAGAATTATTGTGGCCGCTCACCAGAAAGAGGCCGTCAATGGCTCCGTATGTGGTCGATTGATTGTTGTCGGTTAGAAACTTCTGTTCCAGCATGTAGGTGCCATCAAGGCCTGAAAGAATTGACGCTCTCAGCTCCGTACTGGCACTCACCGCCTTGATGGTACTGGCATTTACATTTTGCCAGTATCCACCAGGAGTAGAGAGCTTGCCGCAAGTGACGGTTGAATCGGACCAAAATGAGCGGTTATTGTCGCCTGTCACCGAGTAATTCTGATTCCACACTGACCCGCAGCCAGCAATCAACAAGGGATAGGGGTATTGCGCTTCCGTTCCGATGGGGTCGATCCCGCCAAGGTGCATTGTTTGGTAGACGGTCCCGATCTTGGCCACCATGATAATGCGCCGTGGTGTGGCCACCATCCAATAGGTGATTGGCGAGTTCCAAAGATAGACGTACACCCCATTCGCCGATCTGGGCATTACATTGAACGCTCGACCGGCCCGATAGGTCCAAGCCCCGAACAGCTCCCAGTTGTAGTAGCCGGAAACAGTATTTTCAAAGGCAGAAATGCCGCAGTAAATTTCGTCAACCCCGGCAGACCCCTCGCCGCGCAGGTAGAGTTTGTCCGCGCTTTGTTCCATTATTGCCCAGCCGTTGGCGGCGGCAAAAGTGGCCAGGGTAGAAAGCAACTCTTTGTAGTTGGCGGCGGTGCCGCTGGTGTAGGCCATGTGTCACCTTCTTCCGAGGGCAGTGTTGATGGTGGAGCCGTTGCGGTTGATCTTGTTGATCAGGACCCGGTCAAAATCGGCTGAGTTGACGTAGCGGTGGATCTCGCTCTCATCCCTCACGTTGACCACCGCCAGCTTGAAGTCGCCGGCCTTGACCGTGGTAGTTGGCGGTGCCGCCGGTTGCCCGCCCTGGGCCAGGCGATAGCCGGAGGGGATGCGCGGCAGGGTGGCCCCGGCGAGCGCTCGGGCGAGGTTGCGCGGGAAGAGTTTGCGGCGGACCATTTCCATGAACGGCAGGCCGTAGAAGTCGACCGCGTCCACCGGATGGACGAACTCACGGGCCGTCAGCCGTGCCCAGATGTTGTCGGCGGTGGGAGTCGGGCTCCAGCCGGGTACGGACCCACCATCGGCCATGGTCAGTGCAGGTGCGCCGGTGGTGGCCATACCGAGCATCCCCAGCAGGCCGCCACCGCTGGTGCCTGTTGCGCCCAGCAGGGCGTTCATCAACATCTGCTTAAGGATCACCTGGGAGAGCCAGGAGATGGTCGACCGGGCGAAATCGATCAGGGCTTCCTTGGCGGATTTCGATTGGGTGATGAATCCATCCCAGGCGGACACCAGCCCGCCGGCCAACTGATCGGCCAAGCCTTCACCAATCTGGATCATCATCTCGCCATCGGTCTGCATTTTCAGCTTGGCCTTCTCCAGACCAAGCGAGAAAGCCGCTCCCATATCGGAGCCGGCAGCGATCATCCGTTCGTTGTACTCGCGGGTTTCCATCAGGCCCAACCGGTAGGCCTCGGTCACGGCGGCCTTGTACTCCTCGATTGAGGCCGCACTCTGCCGCCAGGAATCGCTGATCGCATCCAGGCGGGCACGGGCGATTTCCCGCTGCCCTGCCAGCTCCTGGCGGGAGACCTCCAGGCGCATCTCGGCCAACTCCGACTCCGCGCGGATGATGTCCGCCTGGCTGGTGTTAGAATCAGGCCGGGCCGCGTCCTCTTGCATGGCAGCCAGTTCCTGCCGCTTGAGACTGACCCGCTCGGCCATGATCCTCCGGTCGATGGCCAGTTCGGCCTCGGCCCGTGCCAAGGCGGTCGGCAACTTCGACGCCTCCAGCTTCTCCAACTCCATCGCCAAGATCTTCTCCTGGCTGGCGGCCCGGAGCTTCTCGGCCGCAATCTTCTTCTGCTCCTGGTACTCTTTCTTGGCCTCGGTCGCGGCCTTCTTGGCGGCCTTCTCCCCCTCTTTCCTGGCCTTGGCCTCTTCCTTGGCCGAGGCTTGGGATGCGGCGGTCTGGACCCGGAACTGGACCAGCTTGTCGGCGGTGTTGGCCTTGGCTGTTGCCTGCTGGACGTCGTACTCGGCCCGGAGTTGCTTGGCGGCGGCACGTTCATCGTCTGCGGCCTTGATGGTTGCGTCCCGTTGGTCCAGGATCGATTGCACCGAGGCGTCGCGGGCCGTATCGATCACCGAGAGTTCCCGCTCCAGTTCGGCACCCACCCCGGCAAAGCTCTGGCCGTTGAAGATGGCGGCCACCCCGGCCTTGAAGGCCCTGGCATAGGCGGTCACCTTGTCCAGCCCCGCCGCCACCTGCACGGTCATCAGACCAATGAAGGCGCGGACGTTCTCCGGGAACTGGCGGAAGGCATTGATCAGGAAGGTGACCGCGTCCTGGCCGTTGACCTTGATCTCCTCCAGGTTGTCGCGGTACCATTGCTTGACGGTCTCGATCGCGGCCTTGACATCGTCGGCCCAGCCGCCGAACTGAGCGGCGTTGGAGCGCAGGTACCCTTCCAGCTCGCCCGAAGCGATCTGGGCATTCAGCTCCTCCAAAGCGCCGATGCCGACCCGGACCCCGTCGGCGATCAGGTTGCCGATCCCGGCGCGGGAGATGTTGAGAAAGACCTTGTTCCATTCGTCGCCGAGGTTGGAGAGAGCGCCATCGAGCGTCTTCATCCGGTTGGCCATGGCGTCGCCGAAGTTGGTCTCGCCGAGCTTGATCAGGTATTCCTCGATCTCCTTGGCGTTCTTGCCCACCGTGGTGGTCACGCCCCGGAAGGTAAAGCTGACCTTGTCACCTTCGGAGCTGGCCTTGATGCCGAATTCCTTGAGCCGTTCAAACTCTCCGGTGGCCGCATCAGCCACCGCCTCGATCATCTGGTTGAGGTCCTTGCCAAGCGCTGACGAGGTGTTCCCGTAGCTGGTCAGCGCACGCTCGGAGGGATCGAGCCCGAAGTTGACCAACTTGATGAACGATTCGGTGACCTGGGCGAGATCATAGGGCGTTCGCGCGGCGAAGTCCTGGACGGCGGCAAAGGCTTGTTCCGAGCCCTCGGCGCTGCCGGTGGCGGTGACCAGGCCGGCGCTGATCTTGTCGAACTCGCGAGACACCCCCACCAGCTTCTGCAAGCCGGCCGCCGCCGACACCGCCCCCAGCAGGGGGCCGAGCAGTCCTGAGACCGCCCCGGTCAGGCCCATGACGCCGGTTTCCGCCTCCCTGGCCCCGGCGACAAAGGACTTGATCCTGCCCAGGGCGCGGTTGAAACCGGCGGTCAAGCCCCGGTCGACCGCCGAGAGGATGATTTCAACCTTGGATTGATTGCCCATTTAATCGCCCGTTAAAGCTGAAAGCGCGGTCAGGAAGAAACCGTAGCCGTAGTCCCAGACCCTGGAACCGTGACCGCTGGTAATGAGGCCGCAAATTGCCCGATCGAAGTCGCGATCGCCTCGCTCACCGCCCCGATCAGGGCCGTGTCCAACCCGATCCGGCGGATCAGCCCCAAAAAAGCGGCGTTCACCTCCTCGAATGCTTGCCACAGCTCCTCGATCTCCGATGGGTAAAGATCGAGCAGGACCTCCTGGGTCAGTTCCGGGCAGGCCAGCTTGAGCAACTCCTCGCACCGGCCGAGCATGCCGGTCGCTTGCCCGGCCTGGCCATTGTTGACCAGGTCCCAGATCACCCGCACCGGCAATTCCTTCAACGTGAAGGATCGGGGGCCGATCTGGATGGTTTTCACTTTCTGCATGGTGTCTCCTTATGAAGGAATACGGTTGTGGCGGTCAGATCACCGCAGTTCGAACGGGGACGTCTTGCCGGCAGGGGTCAGCATTTTGCCGGCAAAGGACAGCTCGGGGAAGCCGCCCTGGGCAAGCAGGTCAAAATCCCCCTCGGCCCGGATCTGGGCCTGCCAGACCCGCAGCTTGACGTCTGTCCCCTCGACATAGTTCCGTCCGTCGAGGTAGAGGCCGACATTGATGATCGGCGAGGTGGCGCCGGTGATCTTGACCCCGGACTGGGCCGCCTTGTTACCACTGATGTGCAGTTCATCCCCATCAATGGCCGCGCTGATCACCTTGATCATGCCCAGGCCGGTGTTGACCTCGTAATCGGTGCCGGCAACGTAGGTGGTGGTGTCGGTTGCATCCTTGACCGTGCAGGTGGTCAGGTCGAGGTGACCGAGATCCACCCACTTGTCGAGGATGCCGGTGATCGTCGCCGTGTAGGCCCCGGAGGCCGCTGTGATATCCACCGCCGAGCCCATGAAGTAGGCGGCCACGATCTTGGGATCGTAGATGTTCATCGAGAAGGAGATCGTGGCATCCGAGATCCTGGTGTAGGACTTGCCGGTCTGGCCCAGGGTGAGCTTGCCGTTAAGCTTGGCGTCGATGGTCTCGGTCTCGACCTTGGGGACCAGCTTGGTGGCGTTGCCGACCAGTTCAAAGCCGGTCGAGACGCCGGCAGCGGACAAAAAGTCGAAGTACAGATCCCCACCGAGGATCATGCCTTGTTGTGTGCGTTCCATAGGTTTCTCCTGGCCTTGCAGCCGTTTTGTTAAGCTTCCTGTGGGACAGCGTTAAATCTTCCTGTGGGACAGAATTGAATTCTGTCCCCAGCTTGCTCTATCCCTGTCCCCAGCCAGCTATAAGATCTTCTCCGGCACGACCTGCATGG